GATGACTCATAGTCATCGTATCACTGGTTAATAACTAATTGAAAACTAAATTGCCTCTTTTTTTGGCTCTACAAAAAAACTCTCATCCTGCACTACCGAAATTCCAACTTTTGGAAAAAAAGCTGATACTTCATCATTATCTCTATCGGCTAATAGCTTATCTTTCGCTGGTTCTTCGGTTATGCGTACATAAGCCGGCAAAAATTCTTTCAACAAATTGGTTACTGCTCCCCACGTAAAGCCCTTTAAAGTCTTAAGCTTCGGAGTTCCTACTCTAAAGCCAATTACCCCATGCACGCTCTCTATACTTTTCTTCTTGCCAAATAGCTCATCTTTATTTTCCATTGCAAATGCTTGCATTATGTCAAAATTTTGTTCTTTTATTTGCGATAGCTTATTAAGCTCTTCCGAATATTTATCTCTTATCTTGGTAAACTCTACATCCATAGTAGCGTTTATCTTCTGCATTCTTGCATCTGCTTTTGCATACTCGCCAAATGCTTCTTCCATTTTTTCCACACTCACTGATGTGTGTACTACTTTTTTTTCTCTTGCCATTTTATTAAAATTTAAATTGTTTTAATTATTTTGTTTATAATTGTTTATAATATCCATTTTTAATTGTTTAATCGTGAAATCTTCATTTTTTTGTTTATTCATATAAAACCACGGCAACCACTTCTTTCGTATTATAGCTATCATTGTCGCTAATTCGTCTTTTGTTAAGCTGTTAAAGTTTTTTTTGTAGATATAATTGAGGCTAAACCAGTATATAAATTCCATATCTGCTTTGCCCGTTTTAAAATCAATTGCCCACATCTCTATCATTGCCGATATTACTTTTTTGCGTAGCTTATCAATTTGATCGTAATTCTTATAATTTCGTTCGAGGCTTTTTATAAGCTGCATAGCCTCATTGTAAGTCATTTGGCTGCTGTGCGTAGTTCTATGCTCTGTAAATTCATATACAAGCTCACCTTTCATATCTGTAATATGAAGTTTATTAAGCAATTGGTGTAGCCTGCGGTTTTGTCCGGCTGTAATTAACATAACACCTCCTTATATATTTCATCAATCAATACTGCATATGTTTCTTCAAACAATGCTTCTGGTGGATATACCAAAGTTCCGGCAGGAGAATGGCTTTTATACCATTCAATTTTACTAATACCAGAATTTAAAAGCCTCATATCAGCTAATTGAAACTGATTATTCCACCACGCCCAATATTTGTTATTATATGAAATCACACGCTTAATGTATTCAAAATCGCCTATTACAAACTCAATAAAATGTACACCGCTTTCAAATACTTCGCGGTCGTATTCAAACTCTGTTATCCCTAACTGAGTGCATACTGCTTGTTTTATTTCACTTGCTTTCATTTTTCTAAATATTTAATCGTTTTCAGTTTTTTTATTTTTAAATCCCCAATACTCCAATGCACCTTGTTGGTAAATTACAAATTCCTTTTCTCCACCAAACCTACTCATCGGAAATGCTTTATAACCCTCACAATATACTTTTACATCAGCATCAAAGCGGATGCTGCCTGCAGTAGCTCCTTTTGGTTCACTACCTTTTGCCTGTGATATAATGATTACCATTTTGCCACGCAATTCATGTTTAAAATCAATATATTCAGAGTATTTCATTCGGCTGTACTGGATTGAATCTATTATTAGCACATCGGGCGATTTGTGGGCTTTGTAGCGTTTAATAGTCTGTTCAATAGGTTCACGGTCTAAGAGTATAAAGCCTTTCACTGTATCAAGATCAGCGTTGCGTATTGCATTTGCAAAACTCAAACTATCGCCCTGTTCAAGAGAATTGTAACCAACCCTGTAACCCAGTTCACACATATATTTAGCCAATGCCAAAGCAAGCGAAGTTTTTCCACTACCCGAATCACCCCATACAAGCCATATACTTCCAAGCTCAGGAGCTCCGAAACTATCAAGGAACGCTCCTTCAAATGGCAGTACTTCTCTTTTCTTATTGAGTACCTCAAATACCGATTTTGCTCTGTTTAATTTCACTGTTTAAAAGTGTTTAAATACTGTTTAAATACTTCTCTTTAAAGCATGTATCATTTTCTTAACTCTACGCAAATCGTTTTCGCTTTCTGAAATTATCCGGCTGATAAATTTCTTATCTTCTACTCCATTTGCCATACAAATAGCTTGTATATCCACAGTACTTACTCCTCGCAAAGTGATAAACTTCCTACCGATACGTGAAAATATCTCTTTGTAACCTTTTTTGTTTAGCCTAAGCCCTTTTCTTATCCTCTTTTCAAGATTATCAGTTGCACACAGTATAATCCCACAATGGTCTTCCAATTGATTGTAAAGAGTAATAAAGAAATAAAGTACCTGATCGCTTAGTTTGTCGGCTTCGTCCATTATGATTATAGGGTTTTCTGTAGTTTTCAATCCTCTTACTATTTCATTCATTAATTCCCCTACAGTAAATCCCGATGCATCCTTACCCATTTGCTGTAATAATTCTACAAGGAAAAGTTTCCTGTTCCAATATTCGTTGCAGTTCAATACAAATGTATTTTTATTTGCAGCCATAAAATTCTTTATCGCTTCCGTTTTACCGGTTCCGGCTTCGCCACATATCGCATTTACTATATGATACTGTTTGCTATCGTTAAGCAATTGCATCATTACTGTAAAGTCGCGGGTTTCAACCACATTCCAATCATCAGTTTTAAAACCTATCTGGCTGGCTATATTCAGCCACATTTTATCATTCACCAGATCCCAGTTATCATTCAATATCTGACTTATTGTTGCAGAACTAACACCTATTAAACTGCCAGCAGCTTTGTTCTGACTTCCGTAACGTTCGCAATATGCGACTAAACTTTCCTTAATTTTCGTTTTTTCAATTTTCATGTTTTCAGATTTTTAATTCATAATTCTAATACATATTCCAAATTGTTGGAAATTCTTCTAAATCATCATCAATACCAGCTAATACCATACTTTCATGTTTTAATAGCTTACCTACATCTACTGTTTTTTTCTTTGGTCTTCCTGCTTTGTTTTTAGCCGATACACCTAAAATACCCGGCATTGTTAATCCATTCTGCGATGGATGTTGTCCATGTTTTTCTAATATATCCTCAGTTTCTTCCAAAGCCTGTTGTCTCATGGCTTTGTTTGCCAGCTCCTGTGCTTTTATAAAGCTCATTTCTCCAGCTTCAATTTCCTGTGCAGCTCTGTGTACTTTAATGTAAGGATGTATATAGCTTACAAAGCGTAATCCGGTAGCATCTTTGGTATAAATGGCAGCCAAAGTCATATCGTTAGGATAATATTTTACATAAAACTTGGCTCCTGCATTATTTTTAAGAAAAACAAGGTCTGGTTGTCCGTCTTCAGTAAGTACTTCGTAAGCGTATTTTTCTTTTTTCACCTGTATTTCAATACCACTGGCTCGGTAAGTGCTTGGTTTTTCAGTAATCAACCAAAACAAGTCGATAATATCCCACATTTCCACTTTAGATGCTTTAGGGTTTACCGAATTACGATACATTTCTATTCTGGGTACTCCTGTTTTCGGATGTGGTGCTGCATTCCATTCGGCTCGCCTTTGTGCGTATAGTTTTTTTACTTCATCTAATGTTGGCAGGTTGTTTTTATTAGCTTGTATAAATTCCTTATTGTATTTGCTTTCTTGCTTTACTGCATTTATATTTTGCCCAGTAAAAAACCAGTCTTTGTGTAAAAATTGTGATTGAAAACGTCCGAAAATACTTTCAATGGTTTTACTCTTACCATTATAAGGAGCGGTGTTAAGCGATAGGTGAGCAATCTTACTTATCAGTCCTTCAGCTTCTAATTTTTTATGTCCACCCTGGTTGTCAAACTTCAATTCATAAGGTTTGTGTCCTGCAAATTGTATTGCCATTTTAAAGGCATTATACTGGGCTTCAAAATCTTCTGATTTGCTTATGTGGTAACCTAATAAAACTTCGCTATACACATCAATTACCTCATATACATTGCAGGTTTCTACTTTTCCGGCAGCATTCAAATAGAAATAGTTCAGTTTTGTACCATCAGAGTACCAGATTGAATCTCTACGTATAGGTAATAAGGTTCTGTGCTGGCGTGTATAAGTTTCTTTATACTTAAGCTCACCATAACGGGCAGCCATCCATTTGCTTTTAATTTCAGGTTTATTCAGGTATAAATCAATAGCCTGCATGCTTTTAAGCTGTTTCCAGCCACATTCCTGTGCTTTTACATTATATTCAAGCCACAATTGCGATAGTGTAACCCTGTTTATCATACTTGCATAGCGTGCTATTAACCATTCGCCAGCTTCAGCAGTTATTTTCTGGCTGTTATCATTGCCATAATTACCTATAAGGCTAATATAGCCTTCCTGCATGTACCTTTCAAACTTTCTTTCTAAGCTTCTATAGTTGCGTGGAAGTTTATTAGGGAAACGTCCGTTAACATCTTCTACAAATTGTACAGCTTCTTTCCAAAATTCAATTTTACTCTTTTTTGCACCAACAGCCGATCTGCGTTTTAACTGCTTTTCAAAAACTAATTTAATAGTATTTAATATAGTGGCTTCGTTGGTATATAAGGTTACTTTTTCGTTATGCAAAAAGTTTTTCTTAGGGTCTGGATCGTCAAGTTCAAATGTCTTAAAAAATTCACGTGCTTTTTCGTCTGCTACTATATTATTAATATAATCTCCGGTGGCAGCTTTGTCGGTGGGTCCAAAAGCAGCTATTATTTTTTCTCTATAGTCTCTACGCATCGTATTATTCACCTCAATATATACCACTCTGCCATTACCACCATAACCATGTTTTGTGAAGTGCTTTCTTGCACTTGCATTATCATAAGCTTTTTTTCCAAACAATTCAATAAACTGTTCTGAAGTAATACATGATATGTTATTATAGGGGGTGTACATATTTACTTTTTTTATTAGTTCAAGCCCGGGAATCGAACCCGGGAATAACCATTCTTGAAGAAATTGCTTATATTTGCCGTGCTAGTACAAATTTTAATTTAAGCAATATGGAAAATCCTAAATTATTCAAAACAGAAGGTGTTATTTACATTCAGAAAATTGATGAAATAAGCAGAAATGAATTTCACAAAGCAGCTAATTTTTTTATTAAAGCATTTGGAGCTAAAAATTCCGATTATATAGTTACAATTGATACTAAAATTCATAATCAAGGTTTTATAACCTATAATTCCGAACTTGGTTATGTTTTTATTGGTACTCATTTGCAATGCTCAGATTTTCATAATGCTTTGTGTAATTTTTGTTTTTGCTACGATTTAAGACTCGATAATTATGAGTTAAAACTTATTCCATTTCACGAATATTAATATTTTGCGATTTGGATGCACCCATATCATCTCTTACACACAATTCTACACAATCTAAAAGTGTATCAATATTTATAGTAATTGATATTTTTTCTTTTCCTTCGTCTTCTATAATTTGATAAGCCGATTTTACAGCTTT